TTTAAATCAAAATCACTTATATCTATAATGACAAAACTTGCGGATGCTAAGTATCGTTACGGATTCACAGGAACTCTTGATGGAACGCAGACACATAAATGGGTTCTTGAGGGATTGTTTGGACCTTCCTATAAAATCATTAAAACTGACGAGTTAATGAAGAAAGGGCATTTGGCTAAACTGGATATCAATGTATTGCTATTGAAACACCCACCGAATAAATTTGAAAACTTTGAAGAAGAGGTGCAATATATTATCGGACATAATCGTAGAAATAACTTTATTAAAAATCTTGCGTTAGATCTAAAAGGTAATACTCTCATCTTATATGCAAGAGTAGAAGGACATGGTATACCACTGTATGAATTAATAAATAATAATAACACTATTGAAAATCGTAATGTCTTTTTTATTCATGGTGGAGTGGACACCGAAGACAGAGAGAAAGTTCGAGAAATCACTGAGCAGGAGAATAATGCGATTATCGTTGCATCCTACGGAACCTTCTCGACTGGGATTAACATCAAAAATCTACACAATGTAATTTTTGCATCTCCATCTAAATCTAGAATCAGAAATCTTCAATCAATTGGAAGAGTACTTAGAAAAGGTAACAAAAAAACTAGTGCTACCTTATATGACATTGCTGATGATATCAGTTATAAGTCTAGACGTAATTATACATTAAACCATTTAATCGAAAGAATTAAAGTCTACAATGAAGAAAATTTCAATTATGATATAGTAAATATACCACTTAAGGGATAATGGGAGAAGAATTTTATAGTATATTAAAATTAATGTCTGGTGAAGAAATCTTTGCCTTAGTCTCTGTTGATGAAAGTGGAGAAGATGTTATGGTGCTTCTTCAAAATCCTTTAGTAATGAAGATGATGAATTCTGCTAAAGGTGGATTTATTAAAGTCAGAAAATGGATAGAATTAGCTGATGATGATATATTCCTTATGAAGTATGATAAAATATTAACAATGACAGAATGTAAAGATAAAAAATTAATTGCTATTTACAATAATTATTGTCATGAAGATGAATATGATATTGAAATTTTTAATGAATCTGGTGAAGTAAGAATAACTGATCAGATGGGATATGTTTCTTCAGTAGAAGATGCTCGTAAGAAATTTGAAGTATTATTTAAGATTAATCAAGAACCTAAAGAAACCTAATATATTCCTATCAACCTCCACAAGGGTAATTCTACTGGTATTTGATAACCTTGTCAAGCCCCAAAAGTATGCTATAATATAATCAAACTATAAAGACGGGAAAATTATGTTATGCCGAAAAAGAAATCCGAACACTATGTAAATAACAAAGAACTGTTAGAAGCATTAATTGTTTATAGAGAAAAAGTAGCACATGCAAAAGAAAATGATTTACCAAAACCACGTATAACAAATTATCTTGGTGAGTGTTTTTTAAAGATTGCTACACATTTATCATACAAACCTAATTTTGTAAACTATATGTTTAGGGATGATATGATATCTGATGGTATTGAAAATTGCGTACAATATATTCATAATTTTGATCCAGAGAAGTCTAGAAATCCATTTGCATACTTTACTCAAATTATTCATTACGCTTTCCTTAGAAGGATACAGAAGGAAAAGAAACAGTTAGATATTAAAACAAAGATAATTGAAAGAAGTGGATTTGATGAAGTAATGATGGTTGATGATACTGCATTATCTGGAAGTGCTTCAGATTATAATACTATTAAAGATAATATCATTTACAAGCAGAATAGATGAGAGTTGCAATAATAACAGACACTCACTATGGTGCTAGAAAGGGTTCTAAGTATCTTCATGATTACTTTGAGATGTTTTATCGTGATGTCTTCTTTCCGTCTTTAGAAGAGCATAAGATAGACACTGTTATCCATATGGGTGATATATTTGATAGTCGTAAGGCAATAGATTTAAAAAGTCTAGAGTGGGCGAAGAGAGTTGTATTTGAACCTCTTAAAAAATATAAAGTCTATGCGATTATTGGTAACCATGATTGTTATTATAAAGATACTAATCATGTAAACTCACCAGAGTTGTTATTACAAAACTATCCTAATATAAAATTATATAATAAAGCAACTGAAATTAAGGTTGGTAAGGCAAAGATATTAATGCTTCCTTGGATTAACTGTGAGAACTTTGATGAGACAAAACAGTTAATTGATAAAACTAAAGCAAAAGTTGCTATGGGACACCTTGAGATAAATGGATTTAAGGCAACTCGTGGACATCTAATGGAAAATGGAATGGATGTAAAGACTTTCAATAAATTTGAGAAAGTTTATTCAGGACATTTTCATACTCGTTCTAATGATGGAAAAATATTTTATCTAGGAAATCCATATGAGATGTTCTGGAATGATGTGAATGATCCTAGAGGGTTTCATATCTTTGATACAGAGACATTAGAACATACTCCAATTAACAATCCATATAAATTATTTTATAACGTTTATTATGATGATACCAATCATAAGTTGTTCAATACCTCAGTGTATAAGAATAAAATTGTAAAGGTAATTGTTCGTCAAAAGTCTAAACCAAAAGAGTTTGAGAAATTCATTGATAAACTTTATGCATCAGGTGTACAAGATTTAAAAATAATTGAAAATTTTGATATTCAAGAAAGTGAAGATTTTGAAATAGATGAAGATGAAAATACTTTATCAATTTTAAATCGATATATTGATGAATCAGAGTTTGATTTAGATAAGAACATTATCAAGGGTATCTTTAAGGATTTATATAGACAAGCCTGCGAGGTAGAGTAAATGTTCCTTCTTACTCTTAAAGATAAAAAAGATGACGGTGCTTATGCTGTTCAGGATGACTTTGGTGATAAAGTTTTATTTTTATTTGAGCAAGAGGATGATGCTGTTAGATATGCTATGATGATGCGTGAAATTGCTGGAAATGAAGAAGCACCTATGGATGTTGTGGAAGTTGATGCAGAGCTTGCCATAAGGACTTGTAAGGTGTATAATTATAAGTATGCAGTAATTACACCTAATGATTTTGTGATACCGCCCAAGAATGATAACATTTCAACATATTAAATGGAAGAATTTTCTTTCTACGGGTAATCAGTGGACGGAGATAAATTTTCAAAAACATAACACTAACCTAGTAGTAGGAACAAATGGTGCTGGAAAATCCACAATGTTGGATGCACTTACCTTTGCTTTGTTTAATAAACCATTTCGTAAAGTTAATAAGGGGCAGTTAATTAATACTACTAATGAGAGAGAGTGTGTAGTAGAGATTCAATTTGAAGTTAACAATCGTGATTATCTTGTAAGAAGAGGAATAAAACCAAATATATTTGACATTGAAGTAGATGGTAATCCACTTCATAAAGAAGCAGATGATAGATCTAATCAAAGAATTTTAGAAGATAATATCTTAAAAGTAAATTATAAATCTTTTACTCAAATTGTAATTTTGGGTAGTAGCACTTTTGTACCTTTTATGCAATTGAGTGGTGCTAATCGTAGGGATGTGATTGAGGATTTATTAGATATTAGAATATTCTCTGCAATGAATAATCTTATTAAGGATAATATACGTCTTAGAAAGGAGAAGATAAAGTCTTTGGATTTGAAGAAAGATAATATTAAAGATAAGATGGGAATGCAACAGACTTTTATTGAAGAGATTGAGAAAAGAGGTAAAGATGATATAGCAGAAAAGAAGAAAAAGAGTAGAGAACTTGGTGATGAAATTTGTATTTTAACGTCTAAGAATGAACATGCTAGTGATAGAATATATGGGTTAAATGAGGAGCAGGAAAAGTTAGCAGGTGCTTCTGAAAAGTTAGTGAAACTTAATAATCTTAAAGGTAAAATTACTCAAAAAGTAGCAACAATTACCAAGGAGCATAAGTTTTTCACAGACAATACGGTATGTCCTACTTGTACTCAGGATATAGAAGAAGAGTTTCGTGTAAATAGAATTGCCGACGTTCAAGATAAAGCAAAGGAGCTCAAGAAAGGTTTTAAAGATCTGGAAGAGACTATAAAGTTAGAAACGGAGAGAGAACGTCACTTCACCCAACTATCTAAGGAGATTACTAAACTCAACCATGACATTTCTCAAAACAATACTCGGATTAGTCTC